TGAACTGCTCGTTGTCGTCCTGAACTTGCAGGGCGGCACCGTCAGTAACCAGAGCGCGGTCAGGCAGGCGGATACGCAGGGTAGAACCAATCTTGGCACCTTCAACAGCGAAGCTGTCGTCGTACTGACGGTTCACGTTACGGGTCAGAACAAGGTTATTCTCCAGAATTTCCAGAGCCTTGCGGGTGATCATGTCGATCGTGAGGATACTGTTAGACATTTCAAAAAGTCCTTAAAAAGTTAGCGGTTACGTTGTGCTTCGAGCTTCTTCATCTGTCGTGCCCTGTCAGCTTCAATCCACTGGCTGGCCGTCATGGTCTTAATGGACCGTGGATCAGTAGTGTCAAGGGCTGGCGAACCAGAGGTTCGGGCAGTAACGGGTGAAATCGGCGCTGGCGCAGACGTTGTTCGTTTTACGGGAGGATTATCGGCCAATTTGGCTTCGATCTTTCCGAGTTCCTTTGCCTGCATGAAGGGCGTCATACGCGAGATACGATCTGCCTCTTTGGGGTTAGAACCGAGGTAGTAAGCCAACTCAGGTCCAACGTCCGAAGACTGGATTGTTTCAGCCATCACGTTGGTGATCGGAAGTTTGGGGTTGTATGCGACTTGTTCAAAGTCATCATACTTAGACCGTGCTTCTTCTTCCTTGTCGTGATAACTCTCAAGAACTTGCGATTGCTGTCTAGCCGCTTCACGTTTGGCAATCAGTTCTTCGGCTTTCTGATATGCCAATGCGTCAGCATAGGCTTCAGGGCTTTCAAACTGGTCAACAGACTGTGCGGCTGGTGCCCTCAACGTCTGCTGTTCAGACTGACGTTGCGCTTGATCTCGTTCCCACTTACGTTGCTCTCTTGCGAGGCGTTTGCCAATAGCAGCGTCGAGTTCCTCTTGCGAGAATGTCTTGACAGGCTGTGTCTCAGCGATTTCCGGCGATTGAACTTCAGGTGCAGGCGCAGCCGTTGCTTCCTGTTCTGGCACGGGTAGTGAATCCGCTAATACTTCTTCTGACATTTTTGAATCCTTCGATTCCCTGGTGAACGCACCAGTACGGTTTTGGTTAACTGTAATACGAGATATTGATAATACCCGTAGCGGATTGCTGAATAAAACGAATCTTATTCAAATCACCGTCATATTGTAATGGTACACCAATTGCAAGAGGCATACCAACCGACGCTGTTGGTGCTGTGCCGTCATCGCGCCAGCGCACTGGTGCACCTTCGGCAATAATCAAAGCAAATACAGGCTTGGCATTTAAGCCGTCAGGGGCTGTGACAGGTATTGTCAAACCCTTGGATGAGTCAACTGTAATTTGCTGGTAACCGAAACAAGTGGTTACCGCTTTAATGTTCATTGTCATTTCAAAATCTCCGTGGTTGCGTGAAGGACCGTAGCTGGTAAGTATATTCGCTTCCACCAATCACAGGTGAAATTCCAAAATTCCAACCATCGACATTGCCTGCGTCGATGTTGTTTTGATCAACAAAAGCGTTCCATGTAGCACCACCCGTGGCATTAATGTCTTGGATGGTTAAGTAGGAGCTATCAACTGTTCCGGTTGCTTGTGATAGTGTGGCTTGCGATCCGGCCAATGTAGATTGCAAGTATTTTTGATTGCTACCACTGGTAGCAAACAATCCCACTGTGCTAGTTACACCAGCTTTAAGTTGCACTGTACCGTTTGTAATTGTAAAAGCGCGTGTTGAGCCTTGTGTTAAAGCATCTGAACATGCAAATGTTCCACCAATGCCATTAAATGCAATAGGTTGGTCTATTGTTTTGCCATTAGTCGTGATTGTTTTAGTACCAGATGTAGCAACAAATCCCAATGCACCAGTGGACGCAACAATTGTCATTCCAGACGAAACACTAAAGTTTCCATAGACACTCATGGAATTGCTTGTAAATGAACCAGCAAATCCCGTAAAGTCAATTGTTCCGTATGCTCTACCACTCGATATGCTTACGATATCTGTACCGCTCAGTATGTAAAAATTTACAACCATTGCTTCAGTATTTCCTGCCGCAATCGATGCTGTGGTGATGGTACGTGTCCCTACTGCACCCGAATACGATAACTCTACAGTTCTTGAGCCACTTATCGTCATTCCAGTAAATGTCCCGGTGTTAAACACTGTTGCATTTGAACCAGACAATACAATTTTACCAATACCAAAGTTTAACAAACGTGTATTTGAATTTGAAGACGAAAAAGCTGTACACGTTACTGAGTAACTTGCCAAAGAAACTGATCCGATTGTCAAAGTCATTGACCCGGACTGTGTATGATTTCCACCAAAAACAAGAGAAATATTTGCACTGTTTATTGTGGAAGTGCTACAAATTGATCCAGTAGCCGTAGTTACAGTACCAGTTCCTGAATTTGAATCAAATGTCACAGCATCGGATGTTGTTGGAGCTGATGCCCCGGAAGCACCACCTGACGTAGCTGACCAATTTGCTGTACTAGATGCGTTCCATGTACCTGTACCACCAACCCAAAATCTGGAAGCCATAGTTAAACCTTGGTTAGTTGATATTTAAACAAGTGACCTGTAATTAAACAAATTACAGTAATCGTATTGTCGTTAATAGAAATAATTTCTACATTGTCCATTAGCTAATCAATCCAAAAGTTTTCCAAGTACCTGGAGAACCAGCAACTGTACAAATCCAACCAGCGTATCCAGCAGATGTTGCGCCCGTATTAAATACTACGTCACCTTGACGCCAAATACCTCCAGTTGGAGCAGCGCTAGCATATCCAACACGATTCGAACCGATTGTGGTTGATCGTCTACTAGTAACAGGAAGCACTTGGTTTACAACCAACGGTCCAAAAAAATTACTTGTGATTAAATAATCTGCTTCACCTGTTTTACCGGAAGCATTTAAGTAAACAGAACTGGCAGTTGGGAATGTTGCAGTATCTGTATTGTGCGCATAAAAATCATTGTTGCTTACAATAGCACCAGATGCTGTGCCAAGAATATAAATGTTGTAAATAGATTTTGTATCAAAACTTGGATTAAATACATTATTCGAAATAATTGCACCAGTAGTTGCTGCTCTAATGTTAATGTCAGCACCAGATGATGATACTAAAGCATTACCTTTGGCGAAATAACATCCCGATACAACCACATCCCTTGTGTCATCCAAATACACATGAGAAGTTCCAGAACTGAAAAAATTACAATTCGACACTGAGACATTTTTTGGAACAGTTCCAGAAACACCACTTGTAAAAACGTTCCGATAGTAGCCTTGGAATGAACAATCACTTATGTTTAATCCTTTTGCACCATACTCAATTGTAATTGTTGCACCGGATGCAATAATTGCACTAGCAGGAAAAATTTCTAAAGTGTAATTAGTATCACCTTGTTTTCCACTATTTGCAAAAACAAACTGATTACCTGACGCATCATAAAATCCCAATCCTGGGAAAATATCACAAGGTACTACTGCCAACTTGATTGTCGTTCCGTTAACAGCAACTGCATCAACTACTGTAGCAGATGGTGTTGTACCATACGCAACAATACCTGTTTGACCAGATGTAGATGCCAATGATCCATCGGGATTAATAAAATCACAATCGGTAAGATTAATATTCGCACCACTGTAAACGCGGCAACCAAGTTGTCGTGCAACATTTCCTTGAATGTTTACATTGACACTACCTGTAATATAAATACCTGTTGCGGTAGATGCTGTAGTTTCACCATTAAGTGTGTAAATGTTTAAGTTTTTTACATTTACGTTATGTGCCCACTGAAGCAACAAGATTTCTTGACTTGTTGAATCGGCGCCCTGCTCAATTACCAATCCATCAATAGATATGCTTGTAGGATTATCGGTAAAAAACCAACGTGTAGTTAATCCGCTTGGGTCAGGAATTGGATATGTTGTGCTACCGATCCAAAATGCTTCATTAGTATGATTCTTAATTGAAATATTTCGGAAATTTAAGTTCGAGCCAACACGTTCTTTGCTTTCACCAACGGCGTAATAACCACCAACATCTCCAGTAGCGATAGTGATACCACGCGCGCAATTAACAACTTCAAAATTTTCTACAATGATGTCATGAGCAGCAGAAAGGTAAATACCACCCCAATTATTGTCAGTCGTAACTGAAAATATCGATTTAATGTTTCTGACAATACCATTGTGTGGATGGTAAGACTCATAACTAGCACCAACAGTACGTCTAGCCCAATGGCACAAAATAGGAATATACGCTTTACCACTAATTGAAATATTGTCAATTAAAAAATTAGACACATTTCCAATTACTGTAATAAGATTCCATTTTCCCGTGCTGCTAAGACCACCAGTTCCGGAACCAACAATGGTTAAGTTACTGATTGATACATTATTGGTCAATGAGTTATCAGACGGTGTGTAATTTCCAACAACTACAGCATTACCATACGCGCCAGACGATGGGGTAACATTTACAGCACGATTGATAGTCAAATCTCGAATTGAAGATTGCGAGCGCATCTTAAATCCAAGACCTGTTGCTGAGGTAATGGATAAGTTAATAATTGATGTTTCCTGAACACCATACAAATTACCATAAACATCTACTGTGTTCGCTATGACGTATGTGCCTGGTGGAACATATACATTACGAGCCGAAGAACATGCGTTGTTAAATGCAGTTGTGCTATCAGCAACACCAGTTGGATCAGCTCCGAAATCAAGAACAGAAACTAGTTCTTGCAATTTTTGATGCACCGTGCGGCCAACAGAACCTGTAAGATTTCCACCTGTGTTAGATTGTCTAAATCCAACCAAGGCATCACCTTTTGTAACATCTGATGTGTTTGCTAGATCAGCTGATGAATAGGTGCCAGGTACGTAATCGTATGACGCAATAAGTACATCTGTTGTTGTGTTAAGAACAAACTTGTAATATGTAGCGGATCCTTCTTTCAGCCAAATTTCACCACCAGATGGAACCCGGCCAGCTGAGTCCAAAATAATTGGATTTGGGTGATTTACAGTTGCTGCTTCTGTCGTATACGTAGGGGTTGGGGTAGTCGTACCTGCAAGATACGAATAAATTTTACCGCCCGTTAACGGATTGCCGCTGTTGTCAAAAAATTGAGCGCCAATTCCAGCGAATAATGAAGGTGTGCCAGCCATAATAATTCCTTACGCCAAGAAGCGCAGTTTGTACAAGGTCGAGAGGTACAGTTCAATAATACCATCTATCAGGTTCTGCAAAGGTGTATCTGTCTTATCAGCCACCTCATAGCGACATTTTTCAATCTCATCAAGCTGACCTTGAAGAAACTCCACAATGTTGCTGGTTTTTTTAGCGCTCATTAAACTGATGGGGCCAATCAAACCATGACGGCCTTGATATGCCTCCGCAAACCCATCAGCCAGTTCTATGATTTCTTCATAAAACGTATTCAGGGCCATGTGTTTGCTGAAGCTGCGGGTGTTTAGGTGCACCGAATGGGCCACATCACGGGCCAAGAACAGCGTTCCTACAAAATCTGCTGCTTTCATTGTGGCATTCCTTGAGGCATTGGTTGTTGTTCCATGCCCTCTTGAGGCATCTCTTGTCCGACATCCATATCACGGCCAGGCATCTCGTTGATCAGATCACCCGAGGTGATCATGCCATGCACGGTGCCCAGAACAATGTCCTGAATCTGCTCGGGTGACATACTAGCCTGCACTGCGGAAATACGCTGTGTTTCAGCCTGGTACGCCTTGATCTCAGCCTCGTAGTCCTTGCGCTTCATATCCTGCGCTTCAATGGATTTGCCCACGTTCTGGATCATCTGGTGCATTTGCTCCATCTCTTGACCCATAGCTTGAATCTGCTGCTCTGCTGCCTGCAACTCTGGTGGCTTGTCGTCCGACTGAAGCAACTTGGGATCAATCGTTTTCTTGAACCGAGCGGCCATTTCTTGTGCACCAGGCCAGTCCATGTTCTTGACAAACAGGTCACCCGCAACTTGCCACAACTGCGGATTGCCTTGCAGCAACTGAGCCATGGCTTCCAAAGCTTCCTGACGCTTGGTAGCGTAACCTGGGCCGGTGGTTGCCACGACATCATACTTGCCTACGCTCGGATTGTAGATTTTCTCAATCAAGATACCTTGCTGATCCACAATCTTATTGACTGGTTCAGCTTGGTCAGGATTGATCTTGACCATTTTTGTTTCGCCATCTTCACCAATGATCCGAGCGATACGTTGGGTATCGTAAATCTTGGGGATCAGGTCAACCAGCTGACGAGCAATGTGACGGACACCGCGAGCCAGGTTGTCACCGTAGTGATATGTTCCGACATCGCCTTCACGTTGACGCGCAAGAATGGCCTTTCCTGAACGTTCGTTGCTTCCCATGCCCAAAGAAGCGTTGTACTGACCTGTCGTGGATTTGATGTCCTCAGAAGCACCCGCCTTGGCCTGTAGCAGCCCGCTGGAGGCCATTGGAGGCTGGGCACGCTGGGGTAGTGGCAGGACAGCGCCCTGGCCGTCTGTAACGTCAGGGTTTACTTCCAGATACGGCCAATTGGTGGTGTTGGCGGTTTTCCACTGGTTTTCGTAACCCTCAAACTGACCACCATAGCCAATAAATGGCGCTTTCGGTGCCAAGGCCAACATTTCGGCTTCTTGCGAAACCCAGTAGTTGTACATGCGCTGGGCATCCTTGGCATTGCGAACTAGGCCAGAAACGTACAGACGGCCATCAACTTCAAACTCGTTACCGACAATCCGAATCACTGGAATCCACTTGCCAGCCCATTCATTTTCCGACAATATTTCGTAGCCGTTGATCTTGCAATGTTTGACCTTTGGACGGTCAGACTCACGCGATTTGGTGGGCTTGCCAAAATGCGCTTTTAGCATTTTGTCCTCAGGGGTGCCCTCAAACGCGGTCTGATTGCCTGGGTACAGGTTCAGCGTGGCGCGGTCATAGTCAATGTAGTAGTAATCAGCAATGCGAATCGTGTCTTCATTGAGCCAGTTAGAAATAGACTGGTCACCAACACCCAGAGACTGGAGAGTCGTGATAGGCGATGCGTCAGGGTACGTGCGGGCATATTCAGCCTTTGTAAGGTCTTCCGTAATGAAACACCAGTTCGCATCCGCACCCGTGGGGTCTTGGATCGTGGGGTCCATGTAGACGCTGAAACTGTTACGCACCCGGCCAATTTTGATGTCTTGATCAAACGTGTCGTCGTCGCAATACTCAGTTAGCAGACGTAGGTATCCCTCACCGTAGGACACTTGGTTCTCGCAGGCCGTATCATACGCCACATCGGCATCGGAAATGTACTCGATGTGCCGGATCATGCCGTTAAAAATGTCGGCAATCTCGATGTCGGCTTTGTCGTCTACTGGGATAACCTTGGCACCAGGACGGTTTTGCCGCTGGTCGTTGGTCACCTGGCGCACATGCTGTGGCAGTTTGTTGATTGTCAACGTTGGTCGGGCATTGATAGTCTGACCCTGCACAGCACCACGGGTCGCCAACACATCAGCAGGCCATTGCCAGTGATTGTCGGGGGAGCCGGCGTAGAACTTCAGGTCATCAATCTCGTCTTCACGCGACTCAGACAGTGCCGAAACAGCCAAATCAAGCCGGGCACGGGCGGTAGCCAGCACATCGGCGTTGCTTTTGTCTTTGGATGAGCCACCAACAGCAACTGCTGCTGCGGCCACGATGCCTGTTACGTCAGCCATATTATTTCTTGCCTTTTGGTGCAGGTTTAGCAGCTTCACGCTTTACCGAGTAGGCGATTGCCACGGCTTGCTTGACGGGTTTGCCTGACTTTACTTCAGCAGCAACATTTTTTCGGAATGCAGCGGGGCTGGTAGATTTCTTGAGTGGCATGTTAAGACCCCATCCATGATGTTGCTGCGCTGCCGGATTGCGCGTTTACACGGCGTTCAGTTCGCACATTATAATCACGATGTGCTACAGGAAAAGCAAATGTTACGCAAATTGCGTCCGCAGCATCCGGGGAAGCGAGCCCACGGGCCTTCATTTCTTTCTTACTTTCCAGCAAAATGGCCCCGGCTGAGTTCGTTTTCCGCATCGGACCCGTCAAATCTGCCTTCAGCTGCCGATCGCGGGGAATACTGGCCGTTTTAAGCCAATCCTTCATCATTCCCCACATCTCAGCCCGTTTATTCTGCCACATAACCGGGTTTTTCGACTTCCAGCCGAAGTTCACACCTCGAACCTTGTACCGCTGCTCGTTCAAACGGTCCAAAATCCCGTACCCCAGCCCACCTTCGTCGATTACCGTCAGCAGGGGCTTGTACTCTTCTATCGCGTCAATCACATGACCCACTGTTGTCATGGTGTCGTCGCCCTTGAACCGCCGGATAGCCACAATGTCACGCCCTTGGCGCACTGCAATCACTGTGCTGTCCATGCCACCCCTGGCCGGGTCAACGCCAATCACGATGGGAGCAGTCATGTCCTTGTACTTCTCCCGTCCAAACGCATCCTCGACCACCGTAGGCGATATAAACTGGTCCTCGCCCGTGGCTGGAAACTCGCCATAGACCTCCACCCGCGCCTCACGCGAGTCGTCCCCGTACTCAGCAATGATCTGGTTGTACACAGCCTGGTCGGTGCCCTCAACGGTCCGGGCGTCAATGATCTGCCCCTTCCAAAAGTCACGTTTGCCGTGGAACGTCTCGAAAAAGTACCCGGTGTTACGCCGTGGGTTACTAAACGCGAACCAGTACCGATCCAGAATCTTCTCTGTAAAGAAGCCCGCCGCCACACTCCAAATGCCATCAGGTATGCCGCTCGCCTCGTCGAAGATCACCATCATGCCGTCATGGTTGTGCACACCCGCGTAGGCATCTGGGTTCTCCTCGCTCCACAGCTTACCCTCAGCTGCCCAGTACCGAGTACCCTTCTTAAGGTCACGCTCTACCAGGTCAGTCAGCCACGTAGCCGGGCTCAGCTTCGTGGCACTCACCTCCCACCAGTGCGAGTTAACCGCCATCGTGGCCCACTTAGTCAACTCACCCCATGTGACCGTGCGAAGCTGGTTCTCGCTGTTAGCCGATACGATGACAGAGCTGCCTATCCGGGTGCTTAGCATCCATAGGATCAACCACGCCACCAGTGCCGACTTCCCGATCCCCCGGCCAGAGGACACCGCTACGCGCAGCGCCTCCATGTCCAGCACACCCTTGTTGTCCTTGATGTGGGTTGTGATCTCACGCAGCACCCTGCGCTGCCACTTACGCGGCCCCTTGAACTTAGCCAGCGGGGTGTTCTCCACGCCCCAAGGGAAAGTGAACAGCACGAAGCTCTCAGGGTCATCCTTGATTTGGGGGCTCCAGAGCTTGGACATAAGCGTCTGCTCCTCCTCACCACTATATATAGGCTTCTGCATCAGTTTAGGCTTTCCGCATAAGCATTCATTAATTCTTGGGAAATATTTTGAACCGCGTAAGCATATTGTTCAGTAGCAGGTGAGTGCTCACCAATTCGTACAAAGTAATCTTGCACCACATGCACAGCCTCATGTACCAGCAAACCTGCAATTTCAATCGAAGTATGATTAGGTTGAACGCGCATGCAAATTACACAAACAGCATCCCCTTCAGGATTATGTAAATGGTGAGTGGTGGCGTCAGCATGTGGAGTAGTTATCCAATCGCTTACAGGAACCACTTTACATTTTTCAAACACCTGAATGTACTGCTCTTGCGTAGTACACAACGTGAGATATGGGCCTGGATATGACATCCTACGGTCAAGCCATTTAATAGTCATCAGTCTTCTATCCTTGGGGTTACGTCATCCACATCAGCCAGGTCAATCACCCGACTGTCAGCAGCTGCCAGTGCACCTAGGATACTGATCTGACCGCCCACGTCGATGGTCTTGACCTCACCGTACTGTTTACGATTGTCAGTACCCATGAGCCATCTGCGAGTGTCGATCCGCAGCTTGGACCGGGCAACGTCCTCCATGGAGTCGTCAGCATCGGCAATCTCAATGATCTCGTTGGCCCATGTCTCCGTGCGAAGCTCCTTGGCTTCCTTGTACATCTGGTGTCTCTCCGGATCGCGCTTGATCCACCTGAGAAACGCACCATGCTCAAACTCACGAAAGTCATCCCTGATCACAGACTGGAACGTGCGACCCGCGGCAATCTGTTCGATTACGCGCATGAACACGATCTCATACTGTGTAAGCATCAGGTCTGTTTGAGCCTTGACAACGGCGGGGGAGAGCAGGGGAGGGGAAGTTTCCACGGGCGCACTAAGCCAATCAGGCAATTCGACGTTGTGGTCTGGAATTAGCTGTGGGTCAGTCTTAGTTCGACTTGTGGAATAAACGCTATTTACCTGATCCGTTGTGACAGGTGCGCCTGTGAACTTAGTATTCATAGTGGCTGGATACTATCACAATGAATGGTGCATGTGTCACAGGTGGTGCAATGATGTAAGTGGGGTAAGTGGGGTAAGTGGGGTAAGTGGGGTAAGTGAACCCATTGGGTTATTGGAGCAAATGAAAAAATAAAAAAATTGTCTGAGGTGCCTCCGCAGCCGTGGGCCACTTGGCTCGGCCCTCCCCCACCCCCTCAAAACTTTTCCCGATTCCATGGCACCCACGCACCCAGATCAACCCAATGTACCCATGCATCACAGCATCACAGCACCCAGTGATTCAATGGGCCAAGTCAACCCAATGTACCCAGGTCAACCCAATGGGTACCAATTAACCCAACGGGTCATGACCCAACGGGTTATTAGGGGGGTCAACTGTGACAAGTGTGACAAACCCCCTTGTCACAGTGTCACAGTTGATAACGTAAAAAGTGCCTGTTTTTTAAGCAAAATCGGGTCAAAACTAGCCCGTTGGGTTACTTTTCGAGAGAGTAAAACATGGGGGGAATGACCCAATGGGCTAGTTTTTTGGGTTTTTTGGTCAACTGCGACAAAATGACTCCGCGCAGGGAAATCCTTAATAGGCTATTTTTTCTATTTCCTTGTGCCTTTTCAGAATCATCAAAACAAGTACCCCCCTGACCAGTCACAGTTGACACAGTTGGCACCCTGGTAACATTAACCAACCCATAGGGTTTGTCCCTAAAAAATAGTTTGCAAATACTTGTTGACACCGTAACCCACTGGGTTATAATTCACTCATGGCAACATCGCCATGTAACAGTTAGGACAATTTATCATGCAAGCTATTCAAACCCGCTATCTCGGACCAACAAACACACGCGGCTCACGCATCAAGGCCTGGTGCGCTGCTGGTTCAATCACTATCCCTTACCCACACGAGTTGAACGGTCAAGCAGTGCACCGTGAGGCTGCTAATGCCTTGGCTCTTAAGTTGGGCTGGATAACTCTATCGTCCATCCCCATGCTAGGCGGCCAGTTGCCTAATGGTGACCATGCGTTTGTTTTCAATCTACCCCTAAGCGCTGAATAAGGAATCAACCATCATGAATTCTGTTCAATATTACGCAAGTTTGTGCGAACGGCACCGCGCCTATTCCGAAGGCTTCACCCGTACCGCTGAACTGTTCGCCCGCATCGCTGACCTGGAGCTTGAGCGGAACCAACTAAATGACGCCGTTGATGAGCTTAATTCCGAATTAGAGGCCGTAACTAAACAATTGCGCGAAACCCAGAGCGAAGCCGCCAGTCTACGTTCTGATTTGGCCGAATATCACTGGAACGAACGTTGATCCTAGTCGGGCTAATCGTGGCCCTTATCTTTATTTTATTGGAACTATGACATGACAAACCCAATCATTGACCTGCGCGCGCGACTCGAACTATCTGTGGCCCAAGTGGCCGACTACCTAGGTGTAAGCGCCCACACAATCATTAAGTATCAGAACGGGACACGCGCCCCAGGTGGTGCACTGCTGCGCTTAATAACGGTACTCCAAGCTATCGAAGTGATGGCACCGGCGATTCATGCCCACCTATTGCCCAGCGTGGCACCTAAAAAGCCCGTGGAGCCGGGGTTACCTACTGCCTAGGGCTACCATAGCCCAAACGTAAAAAAGGCCCCTATGGGGCCATTTTTAATGGTTGCCGTGGACTTTGGGCTTGTCCCTTGTGCTAAGTTTGTATATCTCGTCTAGCTGGCGTTGCTTGGCCGCGATGACCTTAGCCCGGTAGTCGCTGAAGTGGGTAGCCAATCGCGGGTTAATGGCCCACTGGGCAACATGTCTATGCTCTTGGGTGCGGTCGTCAATCCGAATAACCCATCGAGCATCCTCCAAGGATGCTATCGCGTTAATCACGGCCTGGTCTGCCTGGTGGGGTGTTGACTTATCCAATTGACGCCGGGCCGAGCGTTTAATATCCGAAAGTGACAATATCTGCTCATCGGCATGGTGGATGATGTAGTCCTTGAGCCAAGATTCGAAAGTGCTAATGCCACCTAGGTCCGAGAGGGCGTACCGAAACGCAGGAATGAAGTAGGTTTTAGCCAAACTGATAGCCCGGCCCATAAGGTCAGCCGACACTGTAGGGTTAAAAGGTGACTCCATGAGGTGGAACATGAGCGCGAGCCGCCCGGTCAGGCCCTCAACCTTGCCGAATGCCGTCATAAATGCATCATCCGACTGTAGCAGCCGTTCGTCTTTGCGCTTGTTGTCATACCATATCTGAAACTCTTGATACAGTATTTTGGCCTCAGGGTTGAGCGTATAGGTCATTGGTGGCAGTGCATACACGACCCGTAGGGTCTGTTCCCATGCTGCTTCGTTTGTCAGGAAATCAGGTATCTCACGAGGCACCGTGGTGAGGTCGCCATTAAGTACGCAGGGAATAAATCGTTGAATCAAACCGTCAGCGCTCAGATTGTGCAGATGTTCCTTGAATACGCGAGGCTGGATATTGCCGTAGATGCTGATTGCCAGGTTCTCACAATGAATAGAGCCGCTACCCACACGGTCCATCTCGTAACTGGCCGACTCGTAAGCCTGTACCCATGCCGAACGATCCTCACCGCTGGTCTTATCGGTCATCTTTTTAACCCACGAGTTCATCTCGTCCAAGTAGCACAGTAACCCGCGGGGCCGGTCTGCTGCCAAGCGCACGAGCTTCTGGCTGGTTACATCTTTGACCGTGATGCGCAGATTGGCAGGCATGGGCGGCATCTCGTTGACCACTGGTGCACCATCCATCGAAAGCATGCCGTCAGCACTCTGAGCGAAGTCAAGAAAAGCTTTTTTGGACGCAGCATACGCCGCCTCCTTGCCTTCCCAGTCAAGCAGTTCTTTTTTGTGTCGGGGCAGGTCTTCCATCTCCAGTTTGCGCAGAACCGACATCATTGGGCTAGAGCCGGGTGTCTTTTTGTCAGCCGGGGCGCCGATGGTCATTAGCCACAATACTGGAGGCACCAGGAAGCCCTTAATCAGTTCTAATCGGCTCCGAGCATCTACCACTCCGCAGACAGCCGATAAGCCTGCAAAGAGGGGCACCAAAGGGTCGCAGCCCACACTTTCCCCGACCTCGGTGGCTCTACGGGCGATAACACTAGGCCACAATGACAGGTCCATCTTAGGCGCTGGTGCCTTGAGGTCAATCAATAGGTCACTGGGGCTGGCTGGGTCTTCCAGGGCAGCGAACAGTCCTGCAATGTCGGGCGCTGGTCTAGTCCAACCGTGGTCTTTGGCGATATGGAATAACGTGCCCAGCTTGACGCCGGTAGCTTTGTCTGACTTGAAGCTGCCCCACTGGTTCAGAATCTCACGCGCACCGGGGTACTTTTCCACCGACTGGGCGCTCCACTCGTTCCACAAGTACAGTGCTTGGTCCAACTCGTTTGTCTGAGTCGCTGCCCAGTGCAGCGCCATGCCCACCGATACCCATTCCTCGCGGGTGCAGTTTGCTGGGATATGCTCCATGGCCGACTTGATATCTTCCCACGACGCCTTGAGCGCGTCACCTGTAGACAATACCCGGTCCTTTTCCTTCTCAAGCATGGACTGCCACAAATCGAGCAGGGCCTGAGGTATTGTGGGCAGGCGCATCCAGTTACCGTTACCTGCCCAGCGATAGGGCTGTTTGGTGTCGGGGTGAATGCTGGGTGGCAGCACGTCCTGCACTGTCACGCCGTTGGCCGTGGCGCAGCGCAGTTCATAACTGGTGTTGCCGTTAATGATAATCTTTTTGGAGGGCAGCGCCAAGCCAAAGGGCATCTGATAGATCAGCTTGCCGCGACCACTGCGCCCACTGTCCACAATGACAGCATCAGCAGCACCGTAGAGCGCGTTGAGGTCGATGCCGTGGGGTAGCAGTGCAGCAGACGCCGATACCCATTCGTCAATGTCCAGCGCCATCGTGCCACTGTAAGCATGGGCCAGACCGATACCAAAGCCTTGGGGCAGTTCGGACTGGGACTTGATAGCGTTTTGTTTGAGGTTCCACCCTGGAGTGCGTGGCCCCTTGGTGCCCGCTGGAATGGGCACAAGGCTCCAACCATGTCTGATGTATGCATCGACTGATGCCGGATGCTGAGTGACTTGTGTTGCTGTATTCATGCTTTGCCTGTTGGAAAATTATTTTTGCAAGTTATGTTTCACAGTGTACATCAACGTGCTACACTTGCGGCAACAAATCAGGAAATATTCATGGCAACCAAGCAAATGACCAAATTTTTGACGGTAAGGCTCACACCTACTGATCACAAAGCATTTCACCGCAAGGCTGATCGTTACGGGAAGCCGTCCGATCTTTTGCGGGAAATTGTGCAAGCGTTCACTGAGGACAGACTTGTAATTCACCCACCTGTAAACCCAAAAGAAAGCTTATATGTCTCTCGAACTCAAAATTGAATCTCTGATTGTCGCCATCAACACATTGACCGTTGCCATCAATGAGCGAGGCACCCATGCGTCAATTGCTCCTGTTGTTACTCCTGCTCCTGTTCCCGCTCCAGTTGCTGCGCCTGTGGTGGTGGCAACTCCTGCGCCTGTTGCTGCTGCTATTGTCGCGCCTGTTGCGGCACCTGTGATGCCAGCACCTCCCACGTTCATTGCCCCAGTGGCAGTATCTGTAACAACTGGTGCACCATTCAATGACCCCAAGGGATTGATTGAATTCGTGATGACATCGTACAAGAACCTAGGACCAGCTAAAGGCGCTGGCATCCAGGGTGTTTTGACTGGCCTTGGCTACCAAAACATCAATGATGTCAAACCTGAGCATTATGCTGCTCTGTTCTCTGGCATTGAAGCACTGAAATGACAGGTCACGCCCAACTGTCGCCTTCGAAACGCAACCGCTGGGCCTTGTGCCCCGGTTCGATTCGGGAGGAAGCCAAATACCCTGAACAGGAATCTGGCCCTGCTGCCGCCGATGGCACCCACTCGCACACGTTGCTGGAAAAGTGCATTGAGGCCAATTTGGCTGATCCTACCGGCATGGTAGGTATCAAAATGGTTGACCATGAAGGTGAGTTTACTATTGACGCTGACCGTGCTGCACGGGTTAAAGTTGCAATCAAGTACATCACTGAGCAGTCAATGAACGGTTTACTGAAGGTTGTAGCCGAACAGCACGTTGATCCTGCGTTCTTGCTAGGTCGTAATGATCTGTCAGGTACGGTTGACGTTCAGATTTTGGGCAATGATGTACTGGAACTGATCGACTACAAAGATGGCATGGGTATCGTTAGCGCCAAAGGCAACTTGCAGCTTGAGCAGTACGCATATGGTGTACTGGCTGGCTACAAGTTGCCCGTTAACGGTGCCTATCCTTTCAGCACAGTTCGCATGACCATTATTCAACCCAAGCTGGCGCTGCGTGGCATGAACCCAATTACATCCCACGATGTATCAGTCAGGGAACTGATTGAAAACATGGGTACAATTGTGCGACAAGCTGCCGCCACTGATCAACCAGATGCGCCGCTTGTGCCGGGTGACAGTCAATGTAAATTCTGCCGTGCCAAGGGTTCATGCTCTGCACTGGCAAGTAACGTAATGAAAGAGGTCGGAATAATGTTTCAACCAATCGCTAGTAAACCACTCGACATCGCGCAGCAAAGCGCCGATAAAGAACCGTCCACAATGGACGATGGCCAGATCGCTCAGATCATGGAAGCAGCCCCCCTGATGCGTCAACTCCTTGAAGGTGTAGAGACGGAAGCATTGCGCCGTTTGAAAGCCGGTCAGGTTATTCCTGGCCTCAAGCTGGTCAATGGCCGTGGCTCTCGTACTTGGTCCTTGAACGAAGAAGAGACTGCTGCCCGACTGATCAAGATGGGTGTGCCGAAGGCTGCTGTTTATGAAACCAAACTGGTCAGCCCGGCCAAAGCTGAGAAGCTGACCTGGGAAAAGACCAAGGCTGGTGAGAAAGTCAAAATGCAATTGTCAGATCGTCAACTTAAGACGATGAACACCGAGTACGTCACAAAGCTGGCCGGTGCCCTTACAGTTGCTCATGAGTCTGATGAACGCGCTGCGGTCATCATGAACGCTGCACCTTTGTTTAGTGCAGTGGAAGAAGTCCCGGCTCTGCCGGATTGGTTAAAGTAACTTGAAAGTAAAAAATGTCAGATATCATCTTTTTGTCCAATGTCCGTTTGTCTTTCCCTCACCTCGCAGAACCTCAGAAGCAAGTGAATGAGCAGACAGGTCAAACTCGTATCAGCTACAACGCTGAGTTCCTGATGCCTCAGGACCATCCTGGCTTTGCCCAGTTCATGAAGCGCTACGGTGAACTGGCTCTTGCCAAGTGGGCCGAGCATACCAATACCGTGATGCAGATGATTCAAGTGGATCGCAAGTTGCGATGCTTTGGTCTGGGCACTGAGAAGGTCAACAAAAAGACCTTCAAACCCTACGATGGCTATGACGGCAACGTCTACATCACTGCTGGCCGTGACCAAGCTCCTCAGATGATCCAGGCCGATGGTCAGGCCATTGACCCAAGCAACACGATGGCTTTCCAACAACTTGCTCGCAAGATGTACGGTGGGTGCCGCGTTAACGCTGCTGTGAAGCCTTGGCTGCAAGTAAACAAGCATGGCAACGGCATCCGCTGTGACCTGGTTGCTGTTCAGTTTGCTGCTGACGACACTGCGTTCGGTGAAGGCGCTGCTGATGCGTCCAGTATGTTCGGCGCTGTGGGTGCACCTGTTGCTCAAGCAATGACCGCTCCTGCTGGCTTTGGTATGCCTGCTGCCCCGTTTGGTGCACCTACCGGCCTCCCCTCGTTCCTTGGTGGCAATTGATGAGTTACGCCAACATTGAGATGAAGATTATCCAGTGGGCGGAAGCCCGCCGGATTATTCCAAACTCGACACCGGCCACTCAACTGCTCAAGGCAATGTCTGAGCTTGGTGAACTGGCTGATGCCACCATCAAGGATGATCCTGAGAACATCAAAGATGGTGTGGGTGATGTCATGGTCTGCTTGATTAATTATTGTGCACTGCAAGACATTAATTTGGTGGACTGCATGGAATCAGCGTACCGTGAAATCCAGCATCGCAAAGGCACACTGTTAACCAACGGTGTGTTTGTCAAAGAGTAATTGAATCGGGGGGAAAGCGGATGCTGTTGGTAAGGGTTCCTTTTGAACCCCCATCTCCAGTGCAGCGAGTACCCCCACCTAATTGGTAACAGTAATGAGTAACGATTATGCTTACGACATCGAGACATATCCCAACGTCTTCACGTTGGCGGTGGAGCATGTAGATGCGCCGCTACGATGGGCTTTTGAAATCAGTCCTTGGCGCAACGACAGCAAAGAGATCATCTCGTTTCTTCAGTATCTCAGGGATACAAGGGCTCGGATGGTCGGGTTCAATAACCTGGGGTTCGACTATTCCGTTTTGCATACGCTGATTCGCATGGGCTACAGTGATGCCCGCACTTTGTACGACAAGGCTATGGCAATCATTTACGGTCAAGATGATGGTGACCGCTGGATGCACTTAGTCAAACCATCTGATCGGTTTGTTGACCAGATCGACCTGTACAAGATTCACCACTTTGACAACAAGGCACGGTCCACCAGCCTGAAGGTGCTGGAGTTCAATATGCGAAGCGCCAGCATCGAAGACCTGCCGTTCCCGGTGGGTACCGAGTTGACCCAAGATCAAGTACCTGTGCTGAAGCAGTACAACGCTCATGACGTTGATCAGACCAAGGCGTTCTACTTCAAGACACTGGAGATGATTGCGTTTCGTGAAGACTTGACGAAAAAGTATCAGCGTGACTTTATGAATCACAACGACACCAAGATCGGCAAAGATTACTTCACAATGAAGTTAGAGGAAGCCGGTGTGCCCTGCTACGAGTTTGGCCCACAAGGTCGAGTACCCAAACAGACCAAACGACCCACCATCGCACTGAAGGATGCAATCCTGCCTTGGATTGAGTTCCAGCAGCCCGAGTTCACCAGGATTCTGACTTGGCTCAAAAACCAAGTCATCACCGAAACCAAAGGAGTCTTTGAGGATGTTACATGTGCGGTTAATGGATTTACTTTTGTGTTCGGGCTTGGTGGCATACATGGTTCAGTGGAATCGGAAATCCACGAATCTGATGATCTCAACGTTATTGTTGATCTTGACGTTAGCTCTTACTACCCGAACTTGGCAATAACGAATAGGTTTTACCCGGCTCACTTGGGCGAACAGTTTTGTGACATCTACCAGCATCTGTACGAGCAGCGCAAGACATACGGCAAGAAGACCGCTGAGAACGCCATGCTGAAGCTGGCGCTCAATGGTGTGTATGGTGACAGCAATAACCCGTTCAGCGTGTTCTACGACCCGCTGTTCACCATGAGCATCACGCTGAATGGTCAGCTGCTGCTGTGCCTGTTGGCCGAAGGGCTGATGCACATTGACGGGCTGAAGCTGATCCAAGTGAACACCGATGGTCTGACTGTTCGAGTACCCCGTGACAACAAGTGGATGGTGGACACAGCCCGGGCAGCATGGGAGTTACGCACCAAGCTCCAGCTTGAGGAAGCAATCTACTCAAGAATGTTTATCCGGGATGTCAACTCGTACATTGCCCAGTATGTCAATGGGTCTGTGAAGCGCAAAGGTGCCTACGAGTACAACATTGGCTGGCACCAGAACCATGGTGGTTTGGTGATCCCAAAGGTGGCCGAAAAGGTGTTGATTGACGGTGCGCCGATCCGCGAGACCGTGGAGAACTGGCCCGACATCATGGACTTCATGTTGCGTACCAAAGTGCCACGGTCCAGTCATTTGGCATGGGGTGAGACAAAGGTGCAGAACACCAGCAGGTACTACATTGCCAAGGACGGCAAGCCTCTGGTGAAGTGGATGCCACCACTGGCTAAAAAGCCTGGTGTGTGGCGTCAGATCGGTGTGGAGTCAGGATGGAATGTGCAGATATGCAACGACATCGCTGATGCAACCATGCCAGTCGATTTTGATTATTACATTCAAGAAGTGGAGAAATTATGTCTGAGTCTAGCGTGATTGCCCGCGATATTCAAGTTGGCGGAAATCATTACAAAAGTATGGGAGTTGAACCTTGGGATGTGGTTGACACATGGCCCATCGAACAACGCATCGGGTTTTACCGTGGTGGCGCTCTCAAGTACATCATGCGTATGGGCACCAAGGACGAAAACGCCCAAGAGATTCGTAAAGGTGCCCACTATTTACAAAAATTAGCGGAAGTATTGGAGACACGCGATGTTGGAAAAACAAATTGAAGCCAAAGTCTGCGACTACGCCAAGTCAAAGGGTGTGCTTGCGTACAAGTTCACCAGCCCCGCACGGGCTGCTGTGCCTGATCGTTTGTTCATCGCGCCAGATGGACGTGTGTGGTTCTGTGAATTCAAGCGTGAAGGCCAGAAAGCAACTCTGGCTCAGGATCGAGAACACACCCGAATCAGACAGCAAAAAGTGAACGTGTTTGTCATTGACAACGTGGACGCTGGGAAAACAATGATTGACTTTATGGTGATGGGATGCTGACACCTAATCTGCTGCACGACTACCAGAAAAAAGCAGTCAACTTCCAGTGCACCCACCCCAACTCGATGCTTTGGTTAGATATGGGGCTGGGCAAGACTGTGATCACGTTGACCACACTGGCTCACTTGATTCGCACCCAATTCCTCAAGGGCGTCATCATCGTGGCACCTATTCGAGTCATTCGACTGGTGTGGCGTCAGGAAGCTGCCAAGTGGGAACACACGAAGCACTTGACATTCAGCATGATCACCGGCACCAAAGACCAGCGCACCCGTGCCCTGCTGCGTCCTGCTGATGTTTACATGACCAACTATGAGAACTTGAAGTGGCTTGCTGAAACGCTGCAAACGTATTTTGTTAAGAAGGATCGTCCCATGCCGTTCACCGGCATCGTGTGGGACGAGATCAGCAAGATGAAAAACTCAGCAACTGACCGAGTGAAAGCCACCAAGAAAATACTAGATCACTTTGTTTGGTCAACCGGACTCACTGGCACCCCTGCTAGTAACGGTTACAAAGACCTACACGGCCAGTTTCTAGTGGTGGACAAGGGTCAGCGCCTAGGCGTATCCAAAACGGCCTTCAGGACGCGGTTTTACCGCAAGGCTGGCCCGTTTAAGGAAGTGCCTTATGAGGACACCGAGGACACCATTAAAAAGCTGATTGGTGACATTACGCTTGAGATGAGCGCTGAGGACTACAACCCGTTGCCTGACCTGGTAGTCAACAACATCGAGATTGAAATGCCGCCTGATCTGCGGGTTCGCTACGACAAGATGGAAAAAGAGTTTTTCTTGAAGCTCGACAGTGGTGCCGAAGTGGAGATGTTTAACCAAGCATCTCTTACCAACAAATGTCTCCAGTTTAGCAACGGTGCCATGTACCCGGTGGCCGGAATGCCGTTGTGGGAAGCAGTGCATGACCTAAAGCTAGAGGCACTTGAGGACATCATTGATGAGGCTAACGGTAGCCCCATTCTGTGCGCCTATGCGTATCGGTCAGATGCTGAACGTATCATGACCAAGTTCAAGCATTTGCGCCCTATTAACTTGACCGAGTGCAAGACCGAAGCGTCACTGGTAAATGCTATGCACCGATGGAAAACTGGTGACTGTGATCTGATGATTGGGCACCCTGCCAGCATGGGTCACGGCATTGACGGCTTGCAGAAGAACGGCCACATTGTTGTGTGGTACGGACTCAACTGGAGCCTTGATCTTTACGACCAAATGAATGCCCGAGTTCGCAGGCAAGGGCAGGGAATCCCAGTCATCTGCCATCGCATCATGATTCAGGAAACGCTTGATCAAGCTCAGGCCATTGCACTGGATGACAAAGCTCAGACGCAAGCGGGTTTGAGAAACGCAATAAAAGAATATAGACAGTCCAGAAAACTGTGATACACTGTGTGACACCGTAACCAACCAAAGGACTGTAATGAAAACAAACATGTTAATCCGAGCCCGTCAGCACTTCAATTGTGCTGATGCCAAAACCAACCGGCACAATCAGCGCGCCTGGGTTCGGTCCATCCGATTCCTTGGTGACAAGTGGTTGCTGGCTGCTTCTATTGTCAAAATCAAAGGTGCAGCATGAGAGTGAATAAAGAAGCCACCTTGGCAAAGCTGCCAGTCCTATCAGATCGTGCGCCGAAAAAGACACGCGGCAATCAGGTTTATGTTGAGCGTATACGTCATCCAGACGAGGCAAAGCCTCCAACAAATGACCTATGGAAGCGTGAAGTATATCGACCGGGAAATGGTGAGCAATCTCAACCAATTCGGGCAGGCTCACAAGACGCATTCACCAAACTGCCGGTAGCCCCGGTCAACGGCCCTGTGCCGAAGTTCAACCCTGAGAATTACGAGGACGCACCATGGTAACTAATCAAATTAAACACCAGTATACAGATGTTACTTTGTATAAGTATAGTAGTGAACTGACTATTCGTAAGGCGCTGGAAAAAGCTGTAACTGGAAAAGTCAATCTGTACGGGGCCGATCTGTACGGGGCCGATCTGCGCGGGGCCTATCTGTACGGGGCCTATCTGTACGGGGCCTATCTGTACAGAGCCAATCTGTACGAGGCCAATCTGAGTGAGGCCGATCTGCGCAGGGCCGATCTGTACGATGCCAATCTGCGCAGGGCCGATCTGTACGGGGCCGATCTGCGCGGGGCCAATCTGCGCAGGGCCGATCTGAGTGAGGCCGATCTGCGCGGGGCCAAAATCACGGATGACAAATCATTGATTGGTCAGCGTCCTTTCTTTCAGTGTGGGCCTATCGGTTCACGTAATGACCACCTACTTTCATTCATTACCGACAAGGGTATTCATGTAAAAGTTGGATGTTTTGATGGTTCGCTTGACGAATTTGCTGAAGCAGTGCAAAAGACACACGAAGGCAACGACCATGTCAAAGAGTATGAAATGGCAATTTTGATGATTGAGGCTCATGCCGCAATCTGGACACCTAAAGGAGATAAAAAGTGACTAAAGAACGAGAAGCATTGAAGATGGCGCTTGAGGCGCTGGAAGAAATAGCGTTGGCAGGAATGTCTGGTACCGGGCAGGAGAGCGATGAAGGAATGAAGGCGTGGCACGCCCGACGAGCATGGGAATTTATTGGAATTGCCACTCGACAACTTACTGCTATCAAAGAAGCCTTGGCACAGCCAGCGCAGGAGAAATGAAATGGAAAAATACGAATACTGTTGCAAATGTGACGAAGCCACCGGACGTGCTGGCGCCGGTGATGATTCTCTATACACCGAGCATGACGGGCCATTTTGTGAGGCGTGCTACCCAGAAGCAACCTCACCCGCAGCGCAGCCACCATCACCACCGCCAGAATGCAAGACCGAGGCCGAGCAAACAGCGTACGCCTTTGGGTGGTGGAAAGCATTGGAGTCGGTGAGGACTAAGCAGGTAGTGCAGCGCCCGTGGGTAGGGCTGACGGATGAGGAGCTCCAAGAGTTTTCAGATGCGCAACTAGGGTCATACGACCTGTGCCTTGAAGTCGAAGCTAAATTAAAGGAGATGAACACATGAAAACTCAACACTGCAATCAGTGCAGGCACGCCACTATGCGAGCACTTCCTAAGCCAACGCTGATCTGTGCAATGTTGCATAAACCACGTTTTTACGCGCCTGTTTATGTTATGCGGGAGACATGGGGATGGAAACGCAAGTGCGAAGATTTTTTGGAGAAAAACACATGAACAAACAAGAGCAAAGCAAACGACTGTATCGAGCAATTCAACAACTGGCATTACAAGCCGGGGAAGACACTGATGAAACTATTGATTGGTTATGTGGCGAACATGGTGGTATGGCGAAACTGTTTGAAAAATACTTTTCACCTACCTTGCAACACCATCGTGAATGGGTAGACCTGACAGATGATGACATAGCTAATGCTGGCTTATTAACCGTGGAAGGTGAAATGATGTTGCCGTATTCATTTGCCCGAGCCATTGAAACCAAATTAAAGGAGCTGAACACATGAGCTTAGAGCTTGAGCAAGAGCGTGAGCTTTTTCTAAAGGCTTTGCATAACGCAATCGCATGGCAAAACAGATGCATTGAATTATGGGAAATCATTGAGCTTTTTTGCATGGATGCAGATGCTGCAATTAAATCAAAGGAGCTGAACAAATGAAAGCAGAACCGACCACGAAAGAGTTGATTCAAATGCTATACGACCGCAACATCTACGCCCATGTGGACATCGCACACGCCGTTCTTCACATCTCAGCAAAAACGTGAGAAAATATGTCTATTCCATATTTTAAAAATAAAATATCAATTAAAATCAATGAGTTACAAAGATGTTGGACGAAATGAATGAATTTCAAGCTGATTTAGCCCAGTTGATCAGGCTGGCACTCGCCGAGCAAACAGAGGACGTCCGACTGTTTGTGGCTCGGCTCGTGCGCAAGTATCGCAATACCGACCCGGAGCTGGCTGAACAGATGGATCTGTATCTACGTGCGAAGGCGCCTCGCTCAAGCGCGCCCATGCGCAAAATTCCCCAACCCACATTGCCGCTTCAAACCTTGCCTGTCGACGACGAATCGAGACTGTCACTGCTGAAGGTTTTCAAGGACGAGCCCAGTCGCGAGCAACCCCTTCTCTCGCTTGAGCTTGAAGAAACTTTGAGTCAACTGATTCAAGAGCGTCGTCAGACGGAGCGGCTGGCATCAATGGGCCTGAGCCCAACACGATCCGCTATTTTTGTGGGGCCGCCAGGAGTCGGCAAAACGCTCACAGCGCGTTGGTTAGCCTCGCAATTGGGCGTGCCGTTGTATGTGCTGGACCTGACCGCCGTTATGAGCAGCCTACTGGGGCGCAGCGGGAGCAACTTGCGCACCGCGCTTGATTACGCCAAACGCACCCCCTGTGTGCTGCTACTGGATGAAATCGACGCCATCGCCAAGCGCCGCAGCGACGACGCCGATATCGGCGAGTTGAAGCGGCTGGTCACCGTCATCCTGCAGGAGGTCGATGAGTGGCCTGCTACGGGTTTGCTGCTGGCTGCAACCAATCATGCAGAGCTGATCGATCCTGCGTTGTGGCGACGCTTCGACCTAGTGATCAACTTTAAGGCACCAGAAATGCCGGCCGTCAAACAGGCGATCAAGCGCTTTCTGGGCCAGGACTATGCGCTGTTCGGGCGCTGGATCGACATTCTGACCTTCGTCTTCAATGGTGAATCATTCAGCGACATCGAGCGGGATCTTCAGCGATTCCGGCGTGCCGTCGCATTGGGTACAGCCTCGGACGCTGACCTGATCGAAGAATTCGTCAAATCGCGCGCACTCGTCCTTGAACGTCAGGGGCGTATTGATCTGGCGGTGCTGCTGGCCAAGCAGACTCGTCTTTCGCAGCACACGATCTCCGACATCACCGGGGTGAGCCGAGACACCATCCGAAAGTACACGAGCGAGCAACCGCCTACCCCCAAAAAAACTTCAAAAGGGAAGCCTGACGCATGAGCCAGTAAAAGACATTGGTTTTGAGCAAGATGAACGAGTGTTTGCGCGCATTGCCGCCATGAAGAAATTAACAAAGCGCCCGTGGGTAAACCTGACTGATGTAGCGATTATGAAAATCATTGCATCAAACACTTCAGCGGGCCTGTGGTACATGGCAATAGAAATTCAATCCAAACTGAAGGAGCTGAACACATGAGCCACAAGATCGACAGCACAGGCACCGCAGCAGTGGCGACCGACTACTACTGGCTACCGATTGACGAGAACACACCACGAGGGGTGAAGTTGCAACTTCTAGGACAAGGCGGTGTGGCGCAATACAGCAACTACCACGGTGACCCATTTTGGCAATTCTGGGCACCATTACCTAAGAGGAAAGCAGAATGAACGAAGACATTATCCGCATGGCGCGAGAGGCTGGCATCCTTATTCCACAGCACCGTAACCACATAGAAGAGCTTCAGCGTTTTGCAAAACTTGTCCGTGCAGACGAGCGTGAGGCTTGTGCAAAGGTGTGTGAAGAACAATATGAGTATTATGGGCATGACCATGTATTCGCCAAAGCAATCCGAGCAAGGGGCGCCAAATGAACTGCCCCAACTGTGGCGCTGAGAAAATGCGCTCAACTGAAACCTTCCAACTCGCTGACGAGACAGTACGTACCAAGCAGTGCCGTGAGTGCAAGTGGACCTACACAACGCGGGAAACGATCTCTGATGATGTGGTGATCCCCGCTGCTGTGCGGAACATGAAATCTAAACGAAAGCCTGTGCCTCAATCTTCACTGCCGCAACCCGTGCAGACCAGCCCTTCCCAAATGTCTCCCAAGTAGGAAGGTCCAGTAGGAATGACAATCGACGGCGGCCATAATCGTCAATCAATTGAATAGCGTCAAACGCTTTGACGGCGGCAAGAGTCTTCGGGCCAATGTCGCCGTCAACCTCAACACCCACACAAGCCTGGAGCCACTTGGCAGCACGACCTGGCCCACTGTTCACAGCAGCATCGAATACCACCATGTCAACGCCTGATGGCAGATCATCGCCACACACCTTGTCCCAGTATTTGCGCCGGTACATTGGAGCCACTACAGCAGGGGTTAGATCGACCATTTGACGGGCGGTGACCGGATGCCCTGTCCATTCCTCCCAGACGCGCCTGGTGACGCCTAGGTTGGTCATGCCGCCTGGATCAAGTGGATGATCCGAGAACCCACCCTCATGAGCCAGCACCTTTTGAAGTGCCTCGGCAAAGTTCTGTTTCATTTTTTGAAGCTGGCAACGATGCGGCTACCAAACAAAAAACCAAAGGCAATGTTGGCCGCTTCCAAAGCAATGGCTTGGATACGCACATCGACTGGTGCGTATAGGGTGCTGATACCCACTACGATGACCGCCAAGGCACCAATGTACCGTGCGGAAGCCCGAAGGTCCACCACCCACTGTGAAGGCTGTCCTATGGGTTTATCAAGCTCGGCAATGGCCTTGATCTTTTCAATCTCGTTGGTGTCCAGCTTGATCTGGTCTTCAATGCTGGTGGCCTTGACGCCGCCAAAGAAGTTGGTCATCAGTTGCTTGATGCCCTCAACACCAACAGGCACCAAAGCGCCAATGATTGATTCGATAATCACTTGTCCACCTTATTCTCAAGCCGGTCAAAGACCTTGTTCATGATGTCTTTGAGTTCCTTGATGTCCTCACGATAGTCGATCCGGGCCACATAGTTAACAGGCATTGCACGAACATCACTGTCCAGACGTTCAATCGACTTGGTGATCGTGTTGAGGGTCCAGCCGCCGAAGAAAGACGCCACGATTACAGCGCCGTTAAACAATACCTGGTAGTCCATTATTTGCTCACAAGTGCGTTTTGAATTTCTTGCTCTGGTGTGAGCATGTTACGTTGGAATGCGCGAGTTTTTGGACCCTGACCACCTTTTTGAACTGGTCGGGCTTTGCTGAACCTGTCTTCTAAATCAGCAAGTTGACCCATCAATTTCTCACGTTCCATGAGTGCTGTTTGACGGGCACGTTCTGTAGTTGCGCGGGCAGCAATTGCCTCATTTGCAATGGCTTTGTCTTTGACTTTTTGGCTTGTGTCGGCAATCCATTGACGGTCCATCATTTTTGCTGCGACAGCCTTATCGGACAGTTTGGTAAGACCAGGGTCTACCGCTGCCAAATCAACCTTGGTTTTTTCCCAAGCCACTTTTTCAGCAGCGTTAAGATCAAACAGTTTCCCAGCAGCAACTTTGTCAGTGGCCGATTTAAGCGATGCACCTGTGTCGGCTTGGAATATCTCAGGTGTAGCACCTTTGACACCAGCGCCGCCGACCTTGTAAGTGCCAGTGATTGGATTGAACTCCAACACGCTGCCAGCACCAGTAGGTTGACGACCCGCTGCTGCTTGAGCTGCTTGCTGTTGCTCTGCCTGTTGACCCAGTGTGCGCGACATGGCGGCGGCACGGGCGCGTTCAGCAGCAATAGCCGCCATCGTAGCTTCACCGCTTGGTGCACCCAATTGAGCGGGACCACCTTGGGGCATACCTGCTGTAACCTGTGCTTCTGGACGACCAAAGACAAAGTTAGGCTGCTCACCAGGCATCACGACAGATTGTGCGTAGTTGTAAGGCACCAAACCATTAGGTGTAGCGTTTGGTTCTACTGGACGCAGCATGTTGACCGCTGGCCGATAATCTTTTGGAATAGCATTTGCAGCCTGATACGCTGGGGTGCTAATACGACGGGCGGCCAATGCACTAGCGACTTCACCAGCGCCAACACCAGCAGCGGCACCGATGGCAGCACCAGGCACATTACCAAGTAATCCACCTATTGTTGCACCAAGCGCACCGCTGACGCTACCACGAGTAATTCGTGGAAGTCCTTTTTCAGCAGCAGGCGTCAAAGTCATAACGGATGGGAATGTCGATGCCACTTTGGCAATATCGGCACCCACACCTGTCATGTTACCTTTACGTTCCTCGTACATTTTGGCGTAAGCCTGGGGATCAACTTTTTGCTGACCGTAATCCAATGCCCGCTCATGGTCGTAAATCTGCGCCATTTTGGTACGAGCGGCTTGTAGATCGGCCAGCACTTGTGGGTCATTGACATTGTTGTCAATCATCTGCTCATAGATTTTGGCAACAGATGACCGAGCATCAGCTTCTGCAATTTCAGCAGCAGTGGGCACGTTTAGCCCCTTGTCACGCCGTTTGTAAACACTATTGGCTTCTGCCCGAAGTTGACGAATATCAGTCAGCACATCGGCACCACTGCGACCCTTGCTGACCTCATCAATTACATTGTTGACTAACGCATTGGTTGCCTCGACACGGCCCTTGGCAACTGCTGAAGCTGGTTTCCTAAGAGCAGCCAATGCCTGAATCGTTGAAGTATCGGGCTGCAATACTGGAATTTGCCGCACTACATCGTATGGCTTACTTGCGACATCAAGTGCCGATTCAACCGCTTGCTTATTCAATGGTTGATCTGGTGTCAGACCCAAGTCTTCACGAACCTTATTGGTTACCGCGACCTCGTTGTTTTTAGCCAGGCGTTCATCCACACCACTGGCAAGCTTGCCGGTGATGATATTGCCCTTTGTGGGGTTGGATACGGCGGGGTTAATTGCAGCACCGATACGTTGCGCTGCTTGAGAAGCCTCAATGATTGGAGCATTCTGTTGGCTTTCTGCAACACGACTTGCTTGGATGCGTGCCTGACGAGCTTCAAGGGGTGCAGCAACCGCACCCTTGACCAATGCGTTTTCAGAACGTGCAATATCGCCAATAGCCCGACTGGCGGGTGCTAGTGCGTTCATTGGCCCACCAATCATTGGCATGAATGGTGGTAGCTTAGAAGCTTCAAGTCCTTGACCAACGGCTTCCAAAGCCTGTTGAGCCAATTGAGTACGTGGCTGGTATTGAATTTCTTTAGCTACGGATTTTTGAAACGCTGGACCACCCGCGCCCGCCAAATACGTAATTGGCCCACTTACTAAATTGGCGGCAAGTGCAACAGGTGTTTCAACAACACCGCGCACTTTGTCCATGAATGACATGGCTGGCGCAACAGTGGGTGTCAGATTCGCACCAGGCTCAGTTGGAATTTGAGCAACGCCAGCGCGACCTACTGGGACACCACCCGATGCTGCTGGGGCAGCAGATGACCTACCGCCATCAAGGGCAGTCACAGTCTTACCAAAGTCCTTTTGGGCGCGTGACTGCACCATGTCGGGCGTCAGATCATCTGGCGCATTTTGATAGGTATGGCTAGTGCCATCGTCGAATGTGACTGTGATATTGCGTGCCATTACCAATTGCTCACTGTTGCGCCGGACTTGGTAGCTGCTGGTGCTGCTGATGCGGCGGTGCGACCAGTTTTCAATTGCTTGGCTGCTTCACCCGGCGAGGATTTAGCGATACTCATTTCCTGACCCATTACGTCAAGAATAGCATTGATCTGACCATTTCCATAACTCGAGTTGATAATTTCACGGGCGTGATTTTTATCGGACACTGTTGCAACACCCGTTGGGTTAATCGCACGAGCATACGAGTTAACCAGTGCATTGATTGCCGTATTAAGTTTCACAATCTCGGTGCCACCTGTGCCTTTGTCTACAGCGTTCTGGATGGCGTTAATTGTGGGGTACTGAGTACGGTCAATCTTGTTTGAGTAATCACGAACTACATCAACCATTTGACCGGCCTCATTAGCAGCCGTAAGAATCTTGGCACCTTGTGTGCCCAGGGCACGGGCACCAGCACCAGCGCCAGCAGCTTCAATGCCCAGTTCCTTGATGTTGACATCGGGGTTAGCAAGCAGTGCACCGGCCATGATCTTGGCGTTACGGCCATTGATCTTAGTGGGGTCGATCCGACCATCAATGATGGCTTTGCTGACTGCTGCTTGTTCGGCAGGGTCTAAGCCAGCACCCTCACGGGCGAGTCGATCTTGGGCCACTTTGAGTTGACCTTGAGACACTTTAAGTTGACCCTTGGATACTTCAAGATTACCTTTGGACACGTCCAGTTGACCCTCTCGTGCAGCAACATTACGTTCCTCAAGTGGAAGACGTGCTGCCTCACCCGGAGTCATTGTCTTAGTAAATTGACTTCCTGGTACAACTGTAGCAGCGCCGCCCAAACCAGGAATAGAGACCAATCGACCAAACGCACCCGTATCCTGAGTATGGATACTTGGTTTGTTTATTTCAATAAACTTTTCAGCGCCAAGTTTAGATTGATTCAGAAGTTGCTCGAATCCACCAGGTTGCTGTAATGCTGCTTCAATTTGGGCGCGGGCTTTATCAGCAGTAACACCACGGGCGGCCAAAACAGGACCAAGAACAGGATCGGCGTGATTTGCCTCATGCCACGCCAAATAGGCATCTGGTGTTGTAACAGTATCCAATAATCCACGCGATTGCTTTAGCTTGGCGTCTACTAAATCAACCTCAGCTTTAGCCGCCTCATGTTCAGCTTTCATCCCCTCGCGTTGCTGTTTCAGCAAACCGGGAATTTCAGCACCACCGCCACCAGCCGCAAGTGCGCTTGTCAACTGAGTGTAATTAATTTTTCCGGTAGCTGGATCAATAGCTTTAGCGTATGCTGCATTCAAAGCTGTTTTAGATACATCAGCACGTTGAGCAGCACCCAGTTGATATTGAGCCAATGCATTTTGATTTTGTGCAGATTGCAATTGCTGCAACTGCGCCATCATGTTCAATGGCGATTCAGGCTGTCGAAACTGGGCACCTTGTGCGATTAGAGCGTTAAGATCGGCCATAATTTACCCTTATCCGAGATTGAGCGGCTGATAACCGTAAGGTACGGACATAGCATTGGCACCTGCAATATCCGATGTACTATAACCACCAGAACCAGGATAAAACCGATTCAGCATTGCATTGGTTTGATAAGCACTGCCAATATTGCCCAGAGCATTGTTCCAAGTATTACCAGCACCCAATTGACCAGCGGCAACCGATTGACCGCCCTGCATGATTGCATTGCCACCAGCAGTACCGTAATTACCAGCAGCAGTGCCTTGATTGGCAGCAGCAGACTGACCGGACGCCATCAAATTACCCAATGGTTGGAGTTGATTGGTACGATTGGTTTGGTAGCGGTTAAATGCGTTCTGATACTCTTGAGAACCCATTTGTTGACCGTAACCTGTGGCTGCTTTTAGTGCAGCACCAGAGATCAAACCTCCACGCGCCGCAGCACTACGATCCAGAGCTTTTTGACCTTCAGCCAATCGGAAAGCATAACCTGGGTCTTGCTGAAAATCCTGCGCTCCAAAGTCTTGAGCGTACTTACCGTACCCAGCGGCACCAGTGTTACCACCAAGCCCTAGAAGCTCCATCAATCGGTTTTGACCCGTAATGCCAGCTTGACGATATGGTTCTTGCAGTTTTACCTGCTCGTCATACATCTGTTTTTGCAGTGCAGCAGAACGGTTTGCGGCGTCCGCTTGTGTGTTAGCCGCTGACTTGGCACCTTGGGACGCCATGTAACCACCTAGCAAAGCGGTGCCACCCCCGATTAACGCTGCTGTAATAAAGCTCATGGCGACACCTCAATAAGTTGGTTTTTTAGTTTGTTACCCACACCAAACATGGAACGTGGATCATCCTCAACTAGCTCTGATTCTACATCCTCAACGGTGTTTGAATCAACCCGATGGAAAGTCATGCAAAGCGCATCAGTTTCCGCATATACGGCACGTTTAGTGCCTGGTTTGCTGCACAGTACCTTTGGTCCAGTAATGTGTTCTACGCCGTTATCCGTGGTCACGGCAACCGTACCAGACACAACCATGTAGAAATGTTCCTTTTTGTGAACTTTTCCAACAATTAAGCATCCGGCTGGACGCCAGACTTGACGGCAATACATTCCACCGTGAAACAAGTGTTCTGTAGGCGGCTCGTATTGCTCATGTTTCAGCACCTCGGTTTGAAGTGTCTCTACTTTCGCCCGCATGTCAACAAGCACTGGTGCACTAAACTCAGGCCCGTATGTGACCTGCATTACGAAACCTCACGCCCTGATGCGCGAATGTTGATCGACGCTGCTGTGCCAGCCAAAGTCGAAATGAACCCGCTGGGTGCCAGAACCTGACCCACCAGTTCAGGGAATGTGTACACCTCTGTTGGCTGCAACGTCTTGGTCTTGGTAATCAAGTTCTGGTTGCCTGCTGTGTCAGCAACAGTCACCAGGTTGACCGACAAAGTAGCAGCAGCCGAACCGTAATTGGTGGCCGTGAACTTGTCGATAATGGTGGTCACGCCATTTGCAGTGTATTGAGTGGTCTGAGTTGCTTCGGCAATCTTGGCCGGAATCAGGACTTTGACGGTAACGGTCATAAAAACTCCTATTGTTCAGTCTGGGTAATGGCAAGAATAGCGGCAGGTGCTGCTGGCGCGAATGCCGTGGCCGCAACAGTGGCAATGCTGATGCTGGTACTGTCAGAAGCATACATCACTTCAATAAACTCACCAGCCAACAGAGAAGCCACTTCATTAAGTGTCACAACCAAATAACCGTTGTTTAGTGTAATTGACGCAATTCGCGCAGAGTTGGAAAAGTCGGTTGTGCCGTTTTTACGCAACCAAACCCAAACAGATTTTTGCGAACTGCTGCTAGACGTAATTTGCACCGAAGTGGCGATATTGTACAAACCTGCGTTGTCAATATAAATTCTGGAAGTTGTTGCACCAATTGACACACCGTTGGCAATTTCAGTATTGGTGAAAGTCAGCGGATAGGCAGTGTTAATTGCCGCTGGTGTTTGGCTATTTGTTTTGGTGAATTCACCGTAATAAAGCTGCTGCTCAATTGTTGGCCGGACAAAAATAATACCATCTGTTGTGCCGACCTGCAAAACAGCCGCAATTGGAATCACGTTGTTAGGAGCTGTTGGTTTTACGTTGGTAAACGCACCCGCCACCGTTGGTGAAGCGTACAGCACATCACCCAATGCAAACGCGCTAGTGTTTATTTCTCGAACAAAACCCCAAGTGGTGCAATAGCCTTTGTCGCCCGTATCTGGCAAGTCGTGAGTCATTACCCCAACGATGTACAGCGTGTTTGTTGCACCGTTGGCTAGATAGGGTGCGACTGACAACGCACTGTCTGGCACGGCACCAGTGAAACCTACAACCGTGCCGTTTGGAATCATGACACCAGTGTTGTTTTGCACACGGGCGTAGGTTTCCAATCCGATCTGCTGCACCACGCCATATTCCATACCAAGGTCAAGCGTTTGATCCGCTTGATTCCAACCCATGCGACCCATCTTGTCGGTATGTGGAGCATCGACTTCAAAGTCAATGTAATTGGTGTCAATCGTATTACTGTTAAGCAATGGTGGTGTGCTATCAAGCGCCTGAATTTCTTTTTGCAATTCGGCCACATCCGACTCCAGCGACGAGTTGCTGGCAAAAGCATCAAAGCTGGCTGGCGTAGGATCAAATCCTAGCAAGTCCTGATGATCCGGTGGACCAACTTGCAAATCGGTCAGCGATGTGTAATTGCTGCCACTACCTGTAAGCTGAAACAGATTGAAGAAGAACCTGTACCATTCACGCGAGATCAGGCCGGTCCGTGAATCCGTTAATGGGACTCGCGGAGGCGTAATATTTGTAAGGATGACGTTTGGGTTGCTCATGCGCTTGTTGCAGTCACGTAAAGTTCAGCGCCCACGATGGCAATCTTTACTGGATCAGTGCCAGACACCTCGTACACACGATCGCGCAGCTTTAGTGTCATACCCAAACGCCGCCAAATGGTGCGATAACCGTATTGACCAATAGCGCCCATTAATTGCCAATGCTCATTGCTCCAAGTATGGCCGCCATCATCCGACCAGCGCAACATTGCTTCTGGTTGGCTACCTTGACCAACAATTAGGCCGACACCTGTCTCAGCGTCAAGCTGGAGACTGTGGTGCGCTGTACGCTTTAGATTGTTCTGACCGGGTGCCAATGCCCGCCATGACCGAAGCCACTTTTGTGGGTTTCCGTTGTCAGCGTATACATCAAGATCAAATGTGTAAATGTTGCCATTTTCAAAGTCGCCAACAACAATGTTGCCACCGAAATTGCACTGACAGTTGGAACGATGGCGCATAAACACACCATTTTGAAAACCAGCACGTTCATGCCACATCTGGGTGGACACATCGTATACCCAAGTTGCGTTGGCGCTGGGGAAAGTCAGCACATAGAACGAGTGACCTTCTTGCTGATACGTATAGGCAATAGCGTCCGAGATGTTGCCGTATTGGGCGATCGCATACTCAATGGCGTGAGTTGATACCCTTGTGCCGGTGTAACCATTGGCACGGTAAACAATACCCTGTCCACGGGCATCTGTGCCCAGCCAGAACAGGCCATTGTCGAGCTTGGCAACCGAAAACGTGGCTGCACAACCAATCTCGTTAAATGCGCCCTGAATGCGAGCCAGTGGGAAATCAGCATTGCCTGCGTCATACCAAACTTCAACGGAGTCAGAGCCAAACAGCCATGCTTCACGATGGTCAACTATCAATGACACCAGTCCGTCAGGAGAGCCTTCAGCACTGGCAAAGTCAAGAGGATCGACAGATAGACCGTCGAGTAGGCTAGTCACCCACACACGCTGACTGTTAGGCTCGTTAAAGACAAAGTACCCATCCAAGTAGCCAACGTTCAACGCACCCGGAAAGTCAGGATCGGTGATTTGGGCAAAGGTGTTGGTGACCTCGTTGTAAATGTAGCTGGGTCCGTTGCAGGCGAAGAAAATCTGAGTGCCATTGTCAGCAATCGAAACAGGACCAACACCAGATACATTGCCGATCTTAATAGGTGTGCTGGTCAAGCTGGTGAGTTTGTAGACCTCAGTTCCCGACACAACGTAAAAATCAGAACCATTGGTTTGATGTGCCCACAAAGCCCGTATCGGGCCTGTGCCAACAGTTTGCTGCAACATAAGGCCAGGGGCACGGTTAAGGAATCCAGACTCCTTACCGCCCTCTGGGATCAACTCTGGAAACAGATTAATCATGCGATTGTCGGCAGCGTTGACGCTGCGAGCAACATACGCTGAACCAAGAATCTGGGTTTTCATCAATAGTTACCGGCGTAGATGTTGAACCGCTGACGAGTTGCCACAATGGCGTAAGGCATCGACATTACATCATCGGGGTTGTTGATACGTTTCAGGTTGCGTTTGCTGGTCATGGCAATGCGCGACACCTGTGGACTGGGTTCCACACCAAACTCAGGCGCAAACTCCATAGCCAGGTTGTAGGTGAACGCCCGCAGATAACCTGGCGGGTAATACATCACTGTTGACAAATCAGCAGGCCGATCCAACTCTTGCACCGACACAAAGTGCCATTCAAGATCACGAGTGGGGCGTGGGTAAACTGTCAGCGTAATGTCAGGAAAGCCCATATTTACCCAGCAAACTTGTGGGTACGTGCTGGTTACGGTCTTGACCGCAATACCGTCGTACTGCTGCTGGTTGATAAACTTAATGCCAAATGACACGTTTGTACCTGGATCACGGTAGTAGGTGGCGTCATCCATCAAAATGGGACGCAAACCAACAAAATCACCAGATGGCCCAAGAGTACGAGAAATGAAACCAGCAGGCCAAGTAAACACTTGATCTTGGGTCACAAAGGTAGAAAGGCGTTCGGTGTTCCACGAATCAATCATTTGATTCAACGCCATCAGGGCGTCTTGGGACATAGCAGCAGACGGTGTCTCACCTTCGGCAAGAATGCCAAGCAGTCGGAGTGACCGATTGATTTGATCGCCAGCGGTGTACGTGGTCATGCTTAGACTCCTTCAGTTTCCACCTTGCGGGTGTATTTGCGCTTTATCCCGAGTGTGTTAACGGGAGCCGCTTCTTCGGAGTCCGAAGGCGTTTCTGGATTGTAACGTGTCCAGCCGTTTTGTTCATCATATTCAGCTTCAGAGTCGGAAATTGCGACCTTAGCGCCGTGAGTAGGATGTTTGAGATAAATGTGCATGTTAAAAATGGGGCCGAAGCCCCATTCGATTTAGCCGATGAGCCAGGCAGTGCCGTTGCAGAATACGGGCACTACATAAGTACCACCGCCGACGACAGTAGCCCCAATGCCAGCCGTGTAAGCAGCATTTGAGTTGCTCACAGCAGAGCGGGTTCCTGCCAAAGCAGTAGACGCAGCAGGCAGTTGAGCAACGGTGTACAGCGTATATTGAGCGCTGTCCAGTGCAGGATCGGCGTAAGCAACGCCAACAGGTTTATTGTTCGCCATGATTGATTCCTTAAAAACGGGGGCCGAAGCCCCCATTGTTTACTTCAAAAATGCCGAGTAGGCAGCGTCACCTGTTTTCACGAAGCGGTAAGTGTATGCGCCAAAACGGGGCACAGTCACAGAACCAAAAATCGTGATACCTGTACCAGTGGTAACAGGAACAGTAGACGAAGCACCACTGTTGTTGTTGTTGCAAATCGTCAACTCAAAAGCCGAACCGACTTTTGCGCTGGGAATAGCAGCATCAAGCAATGCAGCCGTAGGCAACGTAACAGTCAATGTTGCGTCTGTAGCTTTTGCACAAACAACCAGACCAACTGCTACTTGAGCAGCCGTCAGGGTAGTGTCAGCGGTCAAGCTGGTGGGAACCGTTTGCACGGTCAATTGAGCTTCTGTCAGATTGCCGTCACCAACTTGGTAACCGCCTGCGCCGTTAGGGAGTGCCATGATAATTTCCTTAAAAAGAATGATTTACGAAGAAAGGGGCCGAAGCCCCATTTCAGTTTAGCCCCAGATACGAGACGCCATTTGAGGACGAATCGCGCTGTAGCCGTACAGAACGTCAATACGGCAAGGCATACGATCGTTGTTGATGTCGTACTGACGAACAACGCGCAGGCTGATACCGTTGTGGACGGAACGTGCAGCCATGTCAACGCCTTGGGGCAGCAACAGGTCAGCAGTAGCAAACGTGATTGCGTCTTTGTGATAGATCAAGTTCTGTGGGTACTGAGTGCTTGCAGTGCCGATGAACACGACAGCTTTGCTGTTAGCAGGCAAAGTCAGCATGGTCGCCAGTGCGCTAGCAGC